ATGGTGTTCTTTTATTTTTCCAAATCCCAGCTTCACTACTTGATTTTGAGCTTAGTACTCTATGTTTCGCAGCCCACTGTGCAACATTTAAAGGTTCTTCAAATTGCAAACAATTAATGCAATCGTTAATAAGTTCTTTAACTAATGTCAATGGTTTTTAGCCCCTCCAAGCAATCTCTAATTTCATTAGTGATAATTGAGTGTATTTTAGCTGGGTCTGTTTCAGCAGCAACTAACGGAGCTATTCTATCTGGTATTGTTCGTAAATTATCTCGCACAGTAAGATGTAGCTTTGAAAGTTGTAGTTTTAGTTGATCAAAGGGTACTAATTTTTTTGACCTTTCCTCAAATTCTAATTTTTGTAATCTAGCTGCATACATTTCTTTTATTGCTCTATTTGCTGCCAAAGACGGCAAAGGTGCTTGTTTTGGTGTTTTTTCTATATATTCGTCAGGTTTTATTCTGGTATCTTTTGATTTATCTCTACCCAAAGCAGCATCTAATTCTTTGTCAGCTATTTCTGGGTCAATGTACCATTTTCTTCCAATTTGTTTAGCACTAGGAATAAAACCATTTTGCAGATACTTTGTGACCATAGCACCTGATACATTTCTATGTTCTGCATAAGCTTTTGCATCCATGCTTTAACACTCTTTTTCTATAAGCCAACCAGCAAAGTCGCCATATTTAAACCACAAATGACTATCGCCACACAACTGCGACTCGTTTATTGGTCTTTGTACACCACTCAAGCTTAATTCCTTTTCAATTATTTCGTTTGCGTTAGTTCCAGCAGCTTTTTTCCCTGCAAGCGTCAATCTATAAAAAATAGTAGCTGGATAACCGCTAATTGGCTCTAATTTGTCAAAAACAACGATAGCACCGCCTAATTTGCACTTATTTCGCAGTAATTTCATTAATCTTTGCCTTTTGCAAGGTTCAACAAACATTAAAGTTAAGAATAGTACAGCTAAATCAAAATCTTCTGGTATAAAATCTTCTGCTTTTGCACAAACAACTTCGCCCGGAGCATCATAAATATCAATCATTGCTTGTGACGGTTCTATACCAACAAGTCTTGCGTTTCGTTTTTCAATAATTGGTCTCAAAGAACGACCAATGTTTCCTGTAGCTGCACCAAAATCATAAATTAATCCATTTTCTGGTATGTAGTGCCTAGCAACATGACCAATAGCATTTGTAGCTAAATCATAAAACGGTAATTGTTCTCTTACATGTCGATCAAATTGTGTTGCGACCTCGCTAGTTTCAAATGTCCAATCGCTTGGTATTTTCATAAATTAAGCTCTAAATTTTTATTTGTTTCTGTACCACCGTCTAAAAGCTGCGGACTTTTAAATATTTCTTGCTGTGTATATGCGTTAATGCCATGACTCCTAAACATATCTTGAGTTTTAAAATTACTTTCTATTGCTATGTATTCTGTTTCTTCTACATAACCATACTCAGGCCAAACTGAATCGTGCAACATTTTTTCTTTTGCTGTCGGTGCTGGCAATCGCCATTTGTTAAAAAAGGCATTTTCTGGTTGCCACCTTTCTAAAGCATTGATGCGTTTAAGAGTTTCGTATTTGTAATGTTCTGGTCTGCTTGTAAGCATAATAACTCTGTACTTTCGCAATAAAGTAGTAAGCCATTTTCTATAAAATTCGCTATTTATGTTATAGATACCTTTACGCATAATATGTACTTGCATAGCATTTTCAGCGTATGTGCTATTAAGGTCAAGTAAAATAATTTTGTTCATTTTGGGCTAGGCAGTTCGCACTGCAATCTTTGGCTAAACGCAGTGATAGCTTCGTTCACTAAGTTCATTCTCTTACCACTAGGATAGGGCAAATTGAACTCAAATGCTAGTGCCTGACTTAATTGTTCATGGTTTACTGACTTAGCTTTTATAGCGATACATTCCACATTATTTGCACTTTCTGTAACCTTTACTTTTTCAAATTGTGACTTCCATAATTCGTACCATTCTTCTGGTGTGTGATATTTTTGTACTTTTGGAACTGCTGTAAAATCAGCAATCGTAATTCTAGGTTCGTAGTCCAATCTAAATTGCAAACGACTACTATCTTGCTTGTTTATAAATTCTGCGCCACTTGTTAATCTATAACCCGCCTGTTTCGTTGAAGCACTCACCGCATAAACCTTTGTTTTAGGACTACACAAAGAAGCAATTATTTTTAAAATATGAACCCTGTCTTGATAAAAAGGAACGCTGTTCATTATTGCACTTAAAAATATTGAGTCAAACTCAACACCACTTGCAACTCTAGCTAAAAATTTTTTCGTAGTATCTACGCTTAGATCCCTATCAATATCTGACGTACCTTTTGTTAATCTAAATGGTTCAAATGGAACGCAATCAACACCAACACTTTGTAAAAGTTTTGTTTCGCTTAATAATCCCGCACCAAAATCTAAAACTGTTGAGCCGTAATTTTTAATCCAAAATTTTTTGCTTTTTGGTTCTGTAACGTCAAATGTATTGCTTGACTTTTTTCCTAATATTGCAAAAGTGAAACATCTTCCTAAATAGTCACGAATAGCCATTGCTCTACGAAAACTGTTGTATCTCAGCATATCTTCATATCTTTCATGTATGTTGAAGTCCATAGTTAAATAGTTCAACATTGCAAAAGTAAATTCTTTTTCAAGTTCACTTATATAAACAACCTCTACAGTTTTATGTCCTTTTTCAGCAGCCAATTCTAAACGACCTAATCCATTTACAACCATGCCATCATCAGTACAAATTATAGGCATCGTGACACCATGACTATTTAAAGACCTTGCTGCGTTTTTTGCATATTGAACCCAGCGACCATTGTTTATCTTTGTAAGTTCTTTTACATTTTTTGTGACTGTATTAATACATCTTTTCTCTATTTCCTCATTACTTAAATCTGGCAACTTTTGTGCAAGACCAAAAACATCTGCTTTTTGCAATGCTTCAGTTAATGATGCTGGGGTGTCAACCGCAGCCATATCATTTGTACCTCTGTTAAATGCAATGTTAATGGATTTTCTAATATTTAGCTCAAGTGGTTTTGTATAACTTACTGGTATTTTTTTTAAACCCATTCTTGTAGCAACTAAATGTCTTTGGTGTCCACTTAATATTTCTCCTTCTGCATCTGCAAAAACTGGTAAAACGAACCCAAGCTTTCGTAAACTTAATTCAATAATATCTAGTCTTTTTGGATCAGCTGTTCTAGGATTATATGCGGAGGGGTTAAGGTCATCTAGGCCCACTAATTTTATAGACATTAAAAACCTAACCTCCGTTGAATTTCGGCATTTACATCACTTTCTTCAAACCCAACATCTGCCCTTATTTCATCTCTCCATTTCATATAATGTTCTCTTGGTAATTTAAACCTATAACCTCCTACAACGACCATAGTGTCAGCTTGGTCAAGTTCATCATTGCCATCAGTTGCATTTATACCGTCATCAAAATCATCTTCATACTCCATAATTTCTTTTAATTCATTTTCTGTCCAACCCAAAATATTTAAGTCAAAGTCTTGCAAATTTAATTTTATAACCTCTTCAGCAAGCAACTCTTCATTCCAAGTAGCATTTTCCGCTAATTTATTATCAACAAGAATATATGCCTTTTTCTGATTTTCGGTCAAATGGTCCAAAACGACAACAGGTACAACTTCTAAAGCTAATTCTTTTGCAGCAGACAAACGACCATGACCAGCGACAATGCCGTCATTACTATCAACTAAGATAGGGTTCAAAAAACCAAATTCAACAATACTTGCTGCTATTTGTGCAATCTGTTTTTCACTATGTTCTCTTGCATTTTTTTCATAAGGCTGCAATCGTTCTAAATTCCAAAGCTCTATCTTTTGAGCCATTGCAACATTATAATTTTTGTTTACTATTTGTTCTGTCATGTCACTATCCTAGTGCGTTACATATATTTTGACCACCCTTTTGTCCGTTTTTGGCATCCTTATTGAGAATACAGTTAACTAGATATAGTGCCTGACGCTAACTAACTACAGAGGTCGCCAAACACCA